CAGGTGCTAATAATTGGAAGCCTTACTACACTAGAATTCTAGATGACTTTGAGACAGTCATTGTCTTAGCAGATGGTGATGCTCCAGGACTAGAGTTTGGTAAGAAAATAAGCAGAGAACTAGGTAATGTAAATATAATTCAAATGCCTGATGGGCATGACGTTAATAGCATAGTGCTAAGAGAGGGAGTAGAGTATATAAATGACAGAATCAACAAGTGCCTCACAGCCAGTGAATAAAGAAGATATTTGGGATTACATTAGAGATAATCCTAGAATCTTAGGTTTGCCAATCTCAGAAAATAATGGGCTAGATTTACTTAGTGCATTACGAGATATCTGGGTAGAGATGCAGACCAATCCAAAGGCAGCATCAGAGATGCTGACTATTATGGTCAGCGTAATTCTGGCCAGCATCATGGGCCATGGAGAAGAAGCAGTCGAAGAAGTATTAGTTCAAGATGCAATGTTTAACTTTGATAAAAAAGCAAAGAAGGTGTTAGATGAAGAATGATAAAGATGCAGAAGTAATTATGAATGAACTTTTTAACATCTTAGTTGCTAAGCATGCAGATTATGGTCCACTTAATATTGCCCACGCTCCAGGCGGGGCAATGAATGGATTGCTAGTGCGTATGCACGACAAGATGGCACGGCTAAAAAATCTTACCTATAATAACGCCACGCCCAACTATGAATCAATAGAAGATACCCTGATTGACCTAGCAAACTACGCTATAATCGGACTATTGGTACAAAGAGGACAGTGGGAAGGCATTGAATAACTAAATGTATCTAGAGGAATACGGGTCAATGGTAGTAGCCCTGGCTGCCGAGTACCAGCGTAAGTACAACATGACAGAACAAGCAGATATCCAGCAAGTACTATGGCTTTGGTTCGTATCCCATCCCAACAAATACAAAGAATGGTCTACTCTAGAACAGAAAGACCGTGACAAGTTAATAGCCAAGTCGCTACGTAACGCAGCAATCAAATACTGTGAGCGTGAGAAGTCTAAAAAAATTGGCTACGAAATATTGGATTTGTATTACTATGATGCAACAGTTATCGAAGCATTCCTGCCATCTATCATTGCAGAAACATATGAAATTCCAGTAGCAATCAAAGACTTAAACTATAAGTTCAGCAAAGGTGAAACAACAGATACCAACAATTGGTTAGTCTTACGTAGTGATATTGCAGCAGCGTTCTACAAGTTATCAGAACTCAAACAGAATGTATTAAGAGTTAGATATGCTGACCCTAATACTAAGTTAGAGGATATTGTAGACGAACTGTCTACTACTAAAGATGGTGCACGTATGAAAGTACAGCGTGCTCTTAATTCTTTAATTAGAAATCTAGGTGGATTTAGACCATACCATGATGAAGATGTCATAGTTACAGAGGAAGATGATGACGACACCAGCACAGAATCCTGACCATATAACTATAGAAGAGTTGCTTCATCCAACAGATTACTCTCAGGCAGCAGATTACAGAGGCACCTATCTAGGTGACTACTGTATGTGTGGTGGAGATTTGTTTCATATGATTGGTTCATTTGAAAATGGAGAACTAGTATTCTATTTTTTAGATGGTGAATGCGTAAACTGTGGCAGCCTAGTTACTCTGCCTTATGTAAGGAAGGAAGAAGATACAGAATGAAATGGTGGAGATTTGTAATCTATTCTAATAGTCAAGGCTATGACCTTGGCTTTTATATGATTAATTGGAACTATCCATTAAAAGAAAAACATTGGGAAATTGGTATAAAATTTTGGAAATGGTCTATCGGATTTGAGTTATATAAATAATGGCAACGTATGAATTTATTTGCGAGATATGTAATGAATTGACAAGCACTACTCAGTCAATGAAGGAAGATATAGTTGTTCCAGATTGTTCTAAGTGCAAGACTAGAATGAGTAGAATCTATAATGCAGCACCATTTAGACCAGCCCCTGGAATGTACTCATATAAAGGACATTAATGATTGAAACTATTATTAAATCCATATTTATAGCAACAGGAATAGTTGTTGCATTAATAGGATTATTATTTGGAATGGCTTATTCAAATCAACAAGAGATTAAAACTACCTGCAATAAATCACTTAATCTCAATGATGCTTTTTGGTATGACCTTAAAGCAGGTGGTTGCCCTACTGTAACCATTAAGGAGTAGTTAATGATTGAGATTACTTGTCCATCCTGTAAACAAACCTATGAGCGCAGAGGTAAGAATCGTGGTAGCGTAGCATTCTGCATCAAATGTAAAGCACAAGCAGTAGAAGATTTGAGGTTATATGGAAAAAGAATTGACCCTAATACTTCAAAGAAAATATATCGAGGGCTATAAGGATGCAATAGCAACTATAGTTGCTGACCTAGAAAAGCATAATATTTATGATGGCGTATTCGGAAACGGATACCAAGTAGCCATAGAAAGGATTAAACGTGGGAGCATACCCCAAGTGGACTAGTACACCAGCCTGTGCAAATACAGATACAGAAGAATGGTTTACACCTGATGATACTAATGCGTATAGAAATGAATTAACCCTACGTAAAATCTGTTCTAATTGCCCAGTCAGAAATCAATGCTTTGATTATGCACTACGACATAATGTATTTGGATATTGGGCAGGAACTACACCTAGAGTTAGACAACAGATGCGTGTACGATTAGGTATTAAAGCAGAAGAAATTGCACGTTCAGGTGAAGAACTATATGGCGCTTAGTGACTTTGATTTAGACTTATCAGTAGGCCACGAAGGCGAAGCCTTAGTGCAAGAACTACTAACAGGCGGAAAGACAGTAGAAGTAAAAAGAGATTTAAGATGGAAAGAGACAGGTAATGTTTATATTGAAACTGTATGTTGGTCTCATAATAAAAGTGAATGGTATCCTTCTGGCTTATCTACAAGTAAGGCAGCGTATTGGGCGTTTGTTTTGGAGACGAATATATTTCTCGTCCCAACAGACCTACTTAAACAGACAGTTGCAACCAGAGGCAGAGCAATCAACTGCAACATCCAGCCCAACCCTAGCAAAGGCTATTTAATTAAAATTGAGGATATTTTAAATACAATCAGATGATTATAATTTTATCAAAAGAAGAAGTTCGCGTTTGCACTTTGCTTGCAGTAGAACGATGGCTTACTAAATTTGATTCTATTGACCGCCCAAACTATGCAGAGGGTAAAAAATTAGGCAGACTAGAACCAGAAATTAATGCTAATATTAGAGCAAATGTGGCTGAGTGGGCAGTAGCAAGGGCATATAATTTGCAATGGTCAGTACCTTGGTATCCAAATAAATATCATTCATATAGAAAAGATATTCCAGATGTAGGCAATTTAGAAGTTAGAACAGTTAGAACTCAAACATCTATTCCATTTTGGAAAAAAGATATAGATAAAACTATAGTAGGAACTAAAGTATTAGATGAAGAATACTATTCTAAAGTAAAAATTTATGGTATGTTTAAAGCATCAGAATATATGATAGATACTTACTATCAACCTGATATTCAAGGATGGAGAGTGCCAATAGAAGTCCTAGAGAGGGGAACTCTAGGATAATTTGTACATTTTGCGGGGACAATTTGTACAAAACAACTAAATAGAAACGCAGAAAAGACCCCCAGCCATAGGTAAATACCTACAGTTGGGGGTCTAACTGTCTTAAAAGGGCCTTAGAAGCCCTCTAAAAGGCTACTTTGAGCCGTTACCAAACTCAGTTGCTGATGGGTCTAGCCACTTAAGCAATGGCCCTAGAAAGCCTGAGAGTGCTGCAGTTCCTAATACCTTTGGGTCTGTTTGACCTGCTAGATAAAGTGCTACTGCAGATGCTACTGCTGCTCTAGCCCATGACATAAGTGCTGATTTGAACGCTACGTTCATTATTTCTCCTTCGGTAAATTGCCAATGGCTTCTAATACCTTTTGTAAGAATACATCCCATGGAAAAAACTTTCCTGGGTCTGTATGGTCTCCTTTAAGGTAAGGAAAAGCACGAGTAGCATCCACGTGTCCGATGAAACCTTTGCTCTTGCCATCAACTGTTTGGTTAATACTAAGCCTTCTGACTGGAATTTGATACTTGACACACCATACAGCCGCAACTTTTGCGGCTTGTTCTAGGCATCCCAATGAATATTCATCTAGCCATTGCTTGCGGGTCTGCCTAGCAGACCCTGCTATCTCTATATGCAATCCATCTGAGTTAGCACCTGGGGCCGCCCAAGCAATGTCTTGGTCGTCCACTACCCGTACTGCCTGTTTGTCATCTACACAATAATGAGCAGATGATTTAGGAGCATTATCATTAGAAAACCATTTGGCTACCTGTTGTGCTGTTTTGGGTTTCTCTTGAGACTCCATAGAGTGGATAACTATGAGACGAATCTTGCCCTTACGTGGGCCTTTAGTATAGTTCTTAGCAGTTGTCCCCATATATTTACTTTCTTAATAGTTCCTTAACTAAATCAGTAAGCAAGTCTACTTTTTCTTCCAAGTTATTTACTTTATCTTTCATTGAACCGCCACCATTTGGTTTAAGTTCATATAAAAAATGTTTAACTAGAAATCTGACTCCAGCAACTACGCCACCTACCAATGTAAAAGTGGCTACTGCTAAACCTGCCCACTCATTTGCTGTCATACTGTTCTCACCAAGACCTCCAAGATTCCACCAAAACCTGTAGAGTTTTTATCTGGTGGAGTAGTACCTACTAGACTGACACCCTCAATTTGAACTTGACGAGATTCGCCAGTATTCAAATCTTGGAAAGTTACAATATCTCCGCCTTCTTCAATTGCTTCAAGTGCAAGCATTCTGTCAAATGCTCTGCCTGCATAACCAACTGATACGTTATAGCGGTCTGCTTCATTATCAAAATTGTATACATAAAAACTTAATTGTCGTTGTCTAGGAGTAGCAATAGTTGCCTTTGCTTGATAGCCTTTAAAGATAGGGCCAAGACTAGATGTTGTGTTATCACGGTACATAATAAATTTATATGCAACATATTCCTGAGCAGTAGCAGGATTAGAAGTAGTTACTTCTACAGGTGGAACAGATGAATCATATGAAATATGGTCATATTCATTACCATCTGAATCTACAGTTTCAAGTGTCATAGAACCATAGGTAAAATCACCACGTGCTAGTAAACGCTTGAAGTTTTTAGGTTCAAGTGTTCTGAATCTAATATTACCTGTAGTTATATAACCAGTAGTCCGTAAAGTAGAAGCATCTTCTACATACACATAACCATTAGAACCACTAGCATAGGTAGTGCAGAATGCTAAGCGGTCAGTACCATCAGCAAATGCACATGCGGTAGTTTCATGTCCAGTTACTCCGTCATAGTAAATGTCATTAGCCCATGCAAAACGTAAGGTTTCAATCTCAGTTGATAAATCAATACGAATAACACCTGGTTCACCATCAACAGATGTAGCGCACCATACAAAGTGGTCACGTGCTGCAAAGTCATAGCAAGGTTGACTAGTTTCTACAATTAATGGGCCATAGTTAAGAGAACCATCTTGGTCATTTACAGTAGCAACACGGATACCTTTATTAGTACCAATCATCATATAGCCTAGATAATAGTAAATCTTATGTACTACTTCTCCAACTGGTAGTTCTGCTGCTGTAATAGCAGATGTAAGGGTAGGCATAGCACCAGAAGTATTAAGAGTAAACTTCTGAATAGAAGACTGAATACCGTTGTAGCCAGCGATATAAATCGCTGGGCCTGATGCTGTAATGCTGGTATAGATATGAGTAGATGTTGGATGTGTATAGACTGCTGTTGGCATAGCCACTGCAGATGTAGCAAATTCATATACTTTGTTATCAGCGCATAGAATAATGCGGTCTTTTACATATTCCATAGTTGCATTAGTTACTACACCAATTTCATCAAACATAGTAGTGCCAGGAGTAGAACTAGTTAAAGTTAAATCTTTTTTGTATACAGTCTTTTTAGTAGCAGTATTAGTAATCCAATAAGCAAAAGTACCATCATCACAGATAGCATATACAGGAGAATCTACACCAGCATTGTAATCAATAAAATGAACTGGACTTCCAGGAGTATCTACAGGAATTTTATCTACATCATATTCATCCCACATAAGAACACCAGAAATACCACTCCACTTAATAGAACGTAATGATTGGAATGGACGTGGATTAGAAGTAAAGATACCAGTAGTACGTAATGAACCAGTAGTTACATGTCCTTGAGTTACATTATTAAGCAGTGTTGCTTCACCTTTAGTCCAGACATCAACACCTTTGCTCTCTGCAAATCTATAATGTTCTGGGCCTGCAGTAGTATCTGGGTCATAAAAGTTAATACCAGCACCACCATGAAATGAAATCTGACTACGCAACCACCAACCAGTTAATGACTGTTCACCTGGCTCATCAGTAGAATCAAACTGGTCTTTCTTAAAAGGAGCAGTCTTGCGGTTATATGGTCGCTCATTAGATGTAGCCAAGATAAATGGCATACCACCAATGGCTATATCATAGGCAATATCTGTGTTTTGCCATA